TTGTCACAGTAACGGATATTCATAGAAAGAGAAACGAGTCGATAGCAAATCCTGGCTCGAAACATTTAACATGGGAAGGAGCAGATTTACGAAGTGATAAATACACTGCTGATGAGCGCATTAGGTTCAAAGCACATTTAAATACTATTGCAGATTATGTTTTATATCATTTTGGTACAGGTTGGCATTTCCATATTGAAGTGCGTAAATAAAAATGACTTTTTGATTATTTTTTTTATATTTATGGCTATATTAAAAGGTTATATTTTCACATGATAATTGAAACAAAAGACGAATTTCAAACATTTTTTGATTTGTATAAGAATAATAGTGTCATTCTTATACCAATCTCATCTAATAATGTACGCAATACATTAAATAATAGATTGTGTTTATTATTTGTAAAAATATTAAATCAAAAAGATTATTATATTTTACCATTTACGCACACAGAAGCCAATAATTTAGATTATAAAATATTAGAATACTTGGCATCGACAAACAATAAAAAGTATGTATTAGATAAAAAAGACTTCTTAAACATTTATAAGATGGATAATTTAATAGATGTCAATATATTATTTTATTTAAATACAAATGTTGTTACGGAGATACAACAAAAATATAGTAAAGCAGAAATATCTCTGTTAAGCAGAAGTTTTGAAATAGATAATGTTTATGATTCAATACCCATATTAAAAATTAAAGAAAGATTAATTCAGTATTCAGATAATATCGAATTTATCATCAATTCCAATGTCGAATGTGAACAACAAGAAGGATTTGATTTTCTAAATAACAAGACGATAGAATGTTTACAGTCTATTGAAATGAACGGCATTTATATTGATGAAGATGTGCTGTTGAAGCATCATCCACAGTATAAAACACATATAAAAGATAAGTATGTTTATACAAACTATAATATTTATACATCAACTGGAAGACCGTCAAACAGCTTTGGCAATTTAAATTTCTCGGCATTAAATAAAGATAACGGTGAGCGTGAATTTATTGTATCGAGATTCGATGATGGTGGCAGATTGTTTTATTTTGATTACGACGCATATCATTTAAATCTTGTTGCTGATTTGATTAAATATTCATTTCCTAAGGACACCTCAATTCACGAATATCTTGGAAAACAATATTTTGGAAAAGAGGTTTTAACTGACGAAGATTATGAGCAATCAAAAGCAGTTTCATTTAAAATATTATATGGTGGTATACATGATACAGTTGCCAAGGTTATTCCATTCTTCGAAAAAACTCAAATATATATTACTGAAATGTGGCAGGCATATAAAAATGATGGATGTATTAAAACAGAGATATCCAAAAAGAAAATATATATTCATAATTTAGATAGTATGAATCCAAATAAATTGTTTAATTATTATTTGCAAAATTATGAGACTGAAAAAAATATTTTAATGGTAGAGAAAATTAACAAAATTTTACAACCACATAAAACATGTTTAATTATGTATTTATATGACGGATTTTTGTTCGATTATTGTCTTTCAGATGGCAAATTATTATTTGATGAGATTAAAACTCTTTTAGAAGACAATGGACAATTCAAAACAAAGCAATATATGGGGAAAAATTTCGATAAAATGAGCAAAATTGACTGATTTATTAAAATCCATATACTTATATATGTGATATATTGTGAGGAAAATTGATGGAAAAAAATGAATTAAATATCGATGAAATATTATTGGAAATGTCCTGGCGACTAAGTGATGGTATTGTTGATTTCAAAAAAGATGAATCTATTAGTATGTTGCGGGAAGTTCTTGAAGAAATGGGGTATGATAATAAATTTATTGACGAGTTTACTTTTTCAGTAAAATATCCTATAAAATAAATAATTGCTGTTAAAAATCATTGAAATTTTTTGAGGATAAAGTATGGACACCCAATTGTTATTGACCTTTACTAAAGCAAATAAGTTATTAAATTCTGTTGAAGAAATTAAATCTTGCTATGTGTTAGCTTTTAATAAAATATATGTGTTGGAAAATATGGCAAATAATAAAGAATTGATTTGTAGTTATAATATAGATGTTAAAGCCGGAGTCAAAGGCGACATACCTATGAACACAATTTCAGTGCATCGTAAAAAAGACACAAATACTATATACACGATTAATGCATTAAATTATGTTATTGCTCTGTTGAATGATGGAAAAGTTGACAATAAATTCCCTGTTCCTTGGGAAAACTACAAAAATATGATACTTGTTACTAATACTGAAGGACTTAAAAGAATAGAGACAGGAATACACTCGGTATTGGCAATATAATTTTTTAAAAATAATTTCAAAAAAAATGTATTAATTAAAAAAATTTCTATATTTATATGAAAGTAAAAATTGGTTATATATTAAATAAGTTATACTGTAATAATAGTACTTGTTTAATAAATGACAAATAATTAATTAACTAATGATAAATTAAAAGGAGAACCGTTATGGCTATCAATTATGCTCAAATCAAAGACAGACTAAAAACCCTTCAGAGTCAAACAAAAAGACAAGATTCTTTCTGGAAACCAACTCCGGGAACACATCAAATTCGTATAGTGCCTTACAAATTCGATAAAGACAATCCATTTATTGAGTTATTATTTCACTATAATATTGGAACAAAACCACATTTGTCTCCACAATCATTTGGTCGTCCAGACCCAATAGCAGAATTCGCAGAATCGCTTAAAGCATCTGGAAATAAAGATTCATACAAACAAGGAAAGCAACTCGAACCTAAATTGAGAACTTTTGTGCCTGTTGTCGTAAGAGGCAAGGAAAACGAAGGTGTTAGATTTTGGGGATTCGGAAAATCTGTTTATCAAGAATTACTTTCATTGATTGCAGACCCAGAATATGGTGATATCACAGACATATCAAACGGTCATGATATTACTGTTGAGTTCAAATCAGCAGAACAATCTGGAAAGAGTTTTCCATCTACAACTATCAGACCACGACCATCTAAAACAAAACTTGTTGAAAGTGGTGAACAATTAAAAGCTTTGTTCGATACACAAAAGAACATACTTGAAATTTATAAAGAGCCAACATATGAAGAACTACAAAAAGTTCTTGGTGATTGGATAAACGGCGTCTCGTCCGATACAGAGACTGGTAGCGGGGAAGATACAACAACGGTTACTGACTTTGCATCAGCAAAGGCTAAAGGCAGCGTTTCTGATGGCGACCCTAAAATTACCACTCCGACATCAATAGATAATATTGAAAAGGACCTTGATAAATTATTTGAACAAAAGTAAAATTTAGGAGATGGTTTTATGGCAAAGAAAAAAGAATTTGAATCGGAAGGAATAAAACCTTCCGATTCAGCGAGCAACGTACGAGATGAATTATCTATTTTAATTAGTAAAAATTTATCTAAAACATTTAAAGACCAAACACAAACTGTGTGGTACTTAGATGGACCGGAAGAATCTCCAAGTGATATTTTAGATTGGGTTTCAACTGGAAGCTCACTACTTGATTTAGCAATATGTAATAAACCAAATGGTGGTGTTCCAGTAGGAAGAATAACAGAGATTACAGGTCTTGAAGGCAGCGGAAAATCTCTTGTTGCTGCACATATACTCGCAGAGACACAACGCAAAGGTGGCATATCGGTTTTTATAGATACTGAAGCTGCTATTAGTCGTGAATTTATGCAAGCAATCGGAGTAAATCTTACAAATATGATGTATGTTCCACTTGAAACAATTGAAGATATTTTTCAGGCGATTGAGAATATAATTAATTCTGCAAGAAATAGTACTAAGGACAGATTGATTACAATTGTTGTGGATTCTCTCGCAGGTGCAACAACAAAAGTTGAGATGGATGCCGATTATGGTAAAGATGGTTATGCAACAACAAAAGCAATACTTTTATCCAAAGCATTGAGGAAGATAACAAATCTTATCGCAAAGGAAAAAATCTGTCTTATCTTCACAAATCAACTCAGAACAAAATTAAATGCAATGGCATTTGCAGACCCATGGACAACAAGTGGTGGAAAAGCAGTTGCATTTCATTCATCAATTCGTGTTAGATTATCTAATGCAGGTGCATTAAAGAAAAAGGATTTTGGTGGAGTTGACCAAATAATTGGAAATAAATTACAAGCCAAAGTTACGAAAAATAGAATTGGTCCGCCACAACGAAAAGCATCATTTGAAATATTTTATGATTCGGGCATTGATAATTATAGCGGGTGGGTTGCGGTTCTTAAAACATATAAATTCATAAAAGGTGCTGGCGCATATAATAAATATAGTTTATTAGATGATAGCGGCAATGAAATTGAAGAATTATCTTTTAGAACATCAGAATTACCAACTATATTTAAATCTCGTCCTGAAGTTAAGGATGCAATGTATGCAAATTTGTGTTCAATAATGATTATGGACTATCAGCTAAATGGCGAAATAAAAATGGACGACGATGTTGAGATTGATGAGAGTGAAGATGGAGGAGCAGAATAATTTTTTTGTTAGTTTTTATTAAAAAACTAAACACTATTAGTAGATAGTAAGTCATTAGGGGGTAGAAATACCCTCTTCTGATATGAAAAATGGTGATGCAGAAAATATTTTTTTACGATACTTATAATAAATTGATGCTATAGGATGTGTCATAATAAAAGTTAAAGGATAAACAAGCAATAGGAGTTTGTTATGTTAAATAATACAGGTAAACTATTTTTCCCAAAAATAGAGTTCGACAAATCTACTGAAATAAATCCCAATTCTGGTGATAATAAAATAGTTCATTTATACTATCTTGATTGGACAAATAAAGAAAAAAAATGCAACAATGGCGAATCCGAATTGCCCTTTAGATATGAAGATAAAATCAAAAATTTAAGATTTGCTATATCAGATGGATATCTAAAAGAAATTAGAAGAACATCCTGGGCTTCAGTTGAAGAATTGAATATAGTGAGAACACTCGATTCGTCATTAAGATTTTTATATTTAAAACCAGCAGTTGCATATGTTTCTGTTTCATTTAGATTGTTATCAGATTCGGTATTCGATTCAGAGACAAATTTTTATTATCGCAAACCAGATAAGATTGTTATACCACACCTACTTTTATATAAATTTTGGAAAAATCAAAGACAAGTTCCATCATCTACGATAATGGATTATACTGAAATTCCGGAATTAATGACAATAGCATCAAACGAAGAATTATCAGATGAACAAGAGCGTGATATAAACGAATTCTTGGCATTTTTCAATGAAGATATACAGCAGAAATAAGGAATTGTTATGAATAATATTATATCCATAATAGATGAATTTCAGAATCATTTTAGAAAGATTGGTTTAATTAAATTTAAAAGAATATATTTGCCCGCAACGGAAAAATATGTATGTCATACAGAATCTATATCACTGGACAAGTTTTATACGAACACTGAAATATTTGATTTATTTTATAAGACATATAAAAATATAAATAAAAAATTACATATACTGGATTTTTATAAAGATATTAAAATTCCACGGTATTTAATTAGATATTATTGTAAGGAAAATTAATGGATGATATAAATACAAAAGAAGAATACTTTACTATCTTTGAGCAATTAAAGAAAAATCATAATGAGATTCCAGTGACATCAATTAATAATAAAATTTTAATAGTTGATTTCTTGAATACATTTATTCGTTCTTTTACTGGCTCACCTGCAATGAATAATAATGGCGAACATATTGGAGGCATTACTGGATTTTTGTATTCAATTGGCAGTGCAATACGAATGTTTGGAGTAACAAGATGCATTTTAGTGTCAGATGGTGAGAACAGTGCCGCAAGAAAAAGAAAAATATATCCTGACTATAAACAAAAAAGAAGTGTAAAATTTAATGTAAATCGAGAATATGATTTTAAAGATGCAGATGGAGAACATAAAGCAATGCAACTCCAGTTGCAAATTTTATTAGAATATTTATCGCAAATGCCATTACAATTGGTTACAGTAGATTCAACAGAAGCAGACGATACTATATCGTATATAGCCAAAGAGATGTTCGATAAGAATGAGAATAAGGTTATAATCATGTCATCAGATAAGGATTTTCTACAACTTGTAGATGAACGAATCAACGTCTGGTCTCCCACAAAGAAAAAGTTATATACACCGAAAGCCATAGTGGATGAATACGGTGTACATTCAAATAATTTCTTATTCTATCGAACACTTGATGGCGATAAATCTGATAACATACCAGGAGTAAATGGGGTTGGATTAAAGACATTGAAAAAATATATTCCATTTCTTTCAGATGAAAAGAAAACAAGTGTACAAGAAATAGTGGAGTATGCAGAAAAACAAATTCAATTGAAGAGTAAATTGAAATTTTTTGAAAGCATTGCAAATTCTAAAGATATTATACTAATGAATGAGAAACTAATGCAATTAGAAATGGCAAATATATCAGAAAGTAATAAAGCTAAAATACGTGAAAAATTGCAGATGGAAATACCTGTATTAAACAAACCACAGTTACAACTTATGTATATGCGTCATGGACTATCAAACGCAATGCCAGATATTAATTCTTGGCTATTTCAAACTTTTACTCGACTCAATTCATATGCACAAAACCGAAACGGAGAAATTTAATGGCTCTCGATTATTTGAATCAATATGGAAATACTTTCCAATTAAAAATTATAGCGAATTTATTAAAACCAGTAGATAAAGTTCAAGGTGGTGATGATTTCATTGCACAAATATTTGATATTTTATCTCCAGATTTTTTTGAGTCCGATGCAAATCAATTTATTATATCAAAGATAATAGATTATTATAAAAAATATTTTACTGTTCCGACGATTGATTATTTTAAAGTTGAAATGCAATCGTTAGACGATATAACAAAAGAATCTGTTAAAGAAAATTTAAAAGAATCATATAAGTATATGCACGGCGCAACAGATTTAGATTATATTAAAAGCGAATTTTTGGAATTTTGCCAGAATCAAAACATGAAACATGCCATACTTGAATCTGTGGATTTAATTAAAACTAAAGATTATGAGTCTATTAAAAAACTTGTTGATGATGCGCTGAAATTTGGAAATTCTAAAAGGGACCTTGGACATATATATGAAGATATGATTGAAGATAGATTGATTAAAAATCCAAGAACAAAAATGATAGATACTGAATGGTCAATTATAAATGAAATAACCGATGGCGGTATTGGTGCAGGAGATTTATTAATATTCATAGGTGCTGCGGGTTCTGGCAAATCATGGGCATTGGCATCATTGGGGCATCACGCATTAAAACAAGGAAAAAATGTTTTACACTTTACATTAGAATTGAATGAAAATTATACTGGAATGAGATATGATTCTAAACTAATGGGAATACCTTCACAAAATTTGAAATATCATGTTGATGAAATTAGAATGAAACTGATGTCAGATATAAAAGGTAAATTGAGAATTAAATATTATCCTACAAAATCTGTCGGAGTTTCTGCATTAAAAACACATGTAAATAGACTTCTAAGTTTTGGATTTGAACCAGATTTGATTATTGTAGATTATGGAGACGTTCTTCGTTCTGATAATCCACAAGCAATTAAAGGTGGCTCATATTTTGAAGCTGGTGGTATTTATGAAGATTTACGAAGTATGGCAGGAGAATTTCAGATTCCTCTCGCAACCGCTTCGCAGGCGCAACGAAGTGCCGCAAATGATGAAATTATTACTGGCGACCAAGTTGCGGAATCATATAAGAAGATTATGACAGGAGATATAGTGATTTCAATTGCAAGAAAAATTGAAGATAAATTAGCCAATACTGCACGTTGGCATGTTATCAAGAATCGATATGGCGTCGATGGTATAACGTTTCCATCAAAGGTCGATACTTCTATTGGTAGAATAGAAATCTTCTCTCCAGAGTCAGTAAATGGGTCTATAACGAGAAAGGAAATGCAAGATTCACATGAACTTGTTAAAAAAGAATTGTCATTAAAATATAAAGATTTTAAGCAAGAATCTAATACTCAAATTAAAAATATTGGTGATGGTTTTGAATAATCCTAAAACTTTAAAATCTGAATTTGTTACTACAACATTGAGTAAAATAGAAACTGTTATAAATGCAATACTTGAGTATTATGACATTAATATGAAATATCACATTGATAAAAGAAATGAGGTATTTTGTGAGGTAATTAAAAAAACAAAGACTGATTTGATAAAATCAGACATGTTTATAAAAATACAAGAGGTTATATATACATCAGAGAAATTAGAAAATGACCAATTCGAATGGTTATCAGAGCAAATATATGAGTATCATAAAGATATATTTTTATTGCATTATTTTTATGCGATATTATACTCATATAATTATGACATACAAATTAGAAGTAAAGTCAGTGAAAAGCACATTGAAGGTTTTTTTATAAAAGCAAATGAAATGTATACCAAATATAAAAATTTAAAAGAAGCAAAAATCGCCTCCGCAAAAAAAATAATTTAAATTAAGATGACTTTAATTTATTTTTATTTAAAAAATTATATACTTATACTTGATAATAAAATTGGTAAAAATGTTTTAAGGAATCTCAAAAAATGTTGTTCTATCTTAACAACACTCATGCTTCATCATGTCTAAATGCAATTGGTTGCATTTTATTTTTTACTAAAAAATACAAAATAAAACAATAAAAATAAGTTAGTAGAAATTACTATGTATAGTAATTTTTAAACGCTCACTGTGAGGGAGAATTATGAATGGTTAAATTTGAGGATATTAAGAATCAATCAACAGAGGAATATTTTAATGGTAATAAATTTTCAATAGATGCATTTAATAAGAAATACGCTTTATATGAAGGTGAAACATATGTTCAGGCATTAAAACGTGTGTGTGATTATATAGCATCAGTAGAAACAACAAAAGAATTACAAAAGTATTGGTCAGAACGGTGGTTTGATGAAATATATAATGATTGGTGGCATCCAGCAGGAAGTATCATGCAAGGAGCAGGAGCCGGCAGAAAAATATCTCTTGCAAATTGTACGACAATTTCAATGGGCTCAATTGATGAAAAGACAGAATGGGATTCTCTTGAAGCTATATTTAAGAATGGTGGATATACAATTGCAAAAACCGCAGCATATCGCCAGGGTCTTGGAGCAGA